AAATCCAAACTCTGACCCTGATGATGGTGGTTGGGGTGGTGCAGCACAATTCTACAGGGGAGGATACAACTGTAGACATCGTTGGTTTAAAATCCTTTATAAAAATACAGGTAAAATCACCAACAAATCGTCTATCAATATCAACAAGATTAAAGATGCTGAAGGACGTAGTGTAACAACAACAGCAGAATGGGCACAACCTAGTTTGGTTACAACCGCAACAAGAGATAACCCATCACCATCAACCGTTAAAAACTTAGGATTGTCAAAAGAGAAATTTGAAGCAATCAGCATATTTGGTTTTAAACCAAGATACTTCCATATGTGTCCTGGTGCAATTGCGTTATTCAAGCATCTTGTATCAATGGAAATGGAAGAGGATGTTGTTGGTATGGTTAGAAGTGCAGCACAAGTAGCAGATAATGTATTCAGAATGGAAGAGGAAATTATCAAAGCTGAGGTTGCAACACCTGAACAATTAATGGAAGCGTTTATACTTGTAGAAGATTTTAAAGATATTATACACGAGATTGACGAGGAAGTTGGTATGATACACGATGTGTCATTTATGGATGGTCATATTGAAAAGATTAAAAGCTACGTTAAAGAGGATTTAGGCTACGATGTAGGCGGTTTACCAGCTTATGTGGATGAGATTACCACCGGAAGAACAAAGTCGAATTTTGAGACTTATAATGACTATCCTGAGGCTGCTAAGAATAATGCTTGTAAAGTATTAAAATGGAGAGATGAACACGGTGATGAAGTTAAGGGGATGACAAGAGTAGGATGGACTCGCGCTAATCAATTGTGCAAAGGTGAAAACATCAGTGAAGAAACGATTGCTAGAATGAGTGCTTTCCAAAGACATAGAAAGAATGCAGAAGTAGCACCTGAATTTAAAGATACACCTTGGAAAGATGCTGGCTATGTAGCTTGGTTAGGATGGGGTGGAACTACAGGTGTTGAATGGGCAGCAAAGAAATTAGAGACCATTAGAAGGACGAAAATGTCAAAGGTGAAGTTTGCTACCGATGATGAGAAAAGAATTGTTGTAGGGCCAGCTATGGTGCCTGATAAGAAGATATTCCGTAAGGATGCATTAGGTAATCCATACTATGTATTTTTCAGTGCTGAAACTATCAAGATGATTGCTGAGAAATATATGCGTAACAAGTATACAGATAACAATGACTTAGACCACGATGGTAAAGCAGCAAAAGATGTATACGTTATTGAAAGCTGGATTAAGGAAGATGACAATGATAAATCAAACAAATATGGTTATGGTGATTTACCTGTTGGTTCTTGGTTCGTATCAATGAAAGTTAAGAATGACGAGGTATGGAACAGAGTTAAGACAGGTGATTTGAAAGGATTTTCTGTAAGTGGATACTTCGAAGAGGTGGCAGCATTTGCTAGAGAAGAGATGTTCCTGAAGAAAGTTGCTGAAATATTAATGTCAGTCAAAGATTAATTTGGCTATATATATAAATTTTTATATTTAATAATAAGAAGAATAAATAAAAACAAAACAAAACTATGTCAAAATCAAAAAACGCAATTGCTGAAATTAAGAAATTAATGGTTCAATTCGGTTTTATGGCTGATGGGGTTACACTTAAATCATTCAAATTGGAAGACAATACTATTTTGGAAGCTGCTGACTTAAAAGTTGGTGAGGCTGTTACAAGATTGTCAGAAGAGTTTGAGAGAGTAGCTTTAGAAGATGGTTCATACAGACTTGTTGAAAATTTCAACATCGATGTGGTGGACGGTAAAATCGTTGCTGTTAAAGAAATTTTCGTTGACGCTGTTCTTGAGGATGGTACTAAAATCAAAATCGAAGGAGAAGAAGTAGTAGAAGGTGCTAAAGTTGTTGTTTTAACTGAAGAAGGAAGCATTCCAGCACCAGACGGTGTTCACATCGTTTCTGATGGTACTAAAGTTGAAACAAAAGACGGGGTAATCGTTGCTATAACTGCGCCTGAGGCTATGGAAGATAGTGCTGTAATTGAGGATGAAGTAGAAGACGATATTCAAGTTGACGAAGAGATGTATCAAATGCTAAAAGATATGTTGATGAAAATCTCTGATAAAATGAAAAAGATGGAAGAAAAGATGGAGAAGGTTGAAGCTGAATTTAGCGCTTTCAAAAAAGCACCAGCATCAAAACCAATTCCAAATGGTAAAACTGAATTTTCAAAATACAATGATGAGGATAGCCGAGTTAGAGGTATCCTAGCATTAAGAAATAATATATAAACTAAAATTAAAAACAATATGAAAAATTATTCAAAACACAATTTTGATTATGTTGTAAGTTCAATCTCAGGTTTCACTGACCAAGTAGGTGGTGAATTATTGACTAAAGCATTGATGGGTGCAACAACTGTAAAAGAAATTTCAAATCAAGTTGGTATTCGTGGTACACAAACATTGAACTTACTTGATAGCGCACCGGCGTTCCAAGCTGGTTCTTGTGGATGGACCTCTTCTGGTACTACTACATACACACAAAGAAACTTAACTGTGTGTCAAGAAAAAATTAATATGGAATGGTGTTCTGACCAACTTCGTGGAACTTACTTATCTATGTTCTTAGAAGGTGGTGATTTAGACATCAACAAACAAACACCTTTCGAAAGTGTAATCGCACAAAACATTGTTGACCAAGTACAACAAAGAGTTGAAACTAAAATCTGGCAAGCAACTACTGCTGGTGGAGATTGTTTCAATGGTCTAGCTGCATTGATGCCAACAACTGGTAACTCATTCACTGCAGTATCTGTATCAGGTACAGCATTCAACCCTGGTATCGCTTACGGTACTAACGGTAACCCAATCTGGGAAGTTGACAAGTTAATCGTTGCTTTAGATGCTAACGCACAAGTTTTAGATGACTATAAAGTGTTTATGTCAGTTCCTAACTTCAGACGTTATGTACAAGCATTAACTGCTGCTAACTACTTCCAAAACTACATTGGTTCTTCAAATCAATTAGGTTCAGTATCTACAGCATATGCATTACATCCAAACAGTTCTGCTAAAGTAGTACCAACAATTGGTATCACAGGAAATGCAGTATACGCTGTTCCAGCTAGATACACTGTATTCGGAACTAACTTGTTAGATGACAGCGAGAAAATCGATATGTTCTATTCAAGAGACTTCGACGTGTTGAAAGGTTTAGCTAAGTACTCTTACGGTGTACAGGTAGCAACTTTCGGTAGCTTGAAGTATTTTGCAACTAACGGTCTATCTTAATTTAGTTGTTCATAACATAAAACCTGTGGGGTGAAAGGCCCCACACTTTTAAAATAAACGAAAAAAATTAATATACATAAATTATGAGTTGCTTTATATCAAGCGGTATTCAATTGGGATGTAGTGATGGCTTAGGTGGTATCTCTAAGATTTACATTTTAGGTGGTTCTACAGGCGCAACAATTTCTGGTTTAACTTATGACACTAGTGGAGAAATTACAGGTGCAACAGGTACAGGTACGTTCTATGGTTTTGAAGTAAAAAGAAACACTTCAAGCTTAGTACAGTCAGTGCAAAAGTCATTTGAGAACGGAAGTATCTTCTACGAACAAGTATTAACTATTGTTGCATACAAGTATGACCAAGACAAGAGAAACCTTTTAAAACTATTAGGACAAAATGATGAATTAAAAATCATTGCAATTGACCAAAACAACGTACAAGTATTATTAGGTCAAGTTAACGGTATGTTCTTGAGTGGTGGTGACGCTAACTCAGGTACAGCACTAGCAGATGGTAACAAATTTACTTTCATCTTCTCTGGACAAGAACCAGAACCAGCTAGAGTTATTGACGGTGCGTTAGCTACTGTGTTCTCTGGTTTCACTATCAGTGGATAATTGTAGGTCACAAGACTGAATATCTATATCAATCTATGAAATTGGGTGGGTAATACCACCCTTTTTTTATTTGGTACAGTTTCAATTTGGTTTTTTTTATATTTACTTATATAGAGAGTATCATTATGATTATACTAAATAAGGGACAACAAAACGAACTTGTTCTTAATATAAACAATAACTCAAGGACGGATTTTAACACCTATACTTTAACTTTTACAAACAGTTTGTCAAAAGAGGTGAAGTCATATATAGTTAATACATCCAATCCAGCACAGTATGCTGACAATGATAGATATTGTGAGATTATACTTAACTTTCAAAACCCAGGTCAAGACTTAAATTATGAGGGACAATACCAATTGCAAATATTTGGTAATGGTACAAATTTAGTTTATACTGGTTTATGCAGACTTGTTGGTACAACTGAGAATAATACTATTGTTGAATACATCTCAACAGATGATGACAATGAGAAATACATATACATACAAGATTAACTATGAGTGAGGAAAAAAAGAAATATCAATTAGGTAAATTAAACTTCAGACAAGAACCATTTTTACCAGTGTTCTCTGAAACATTTGATAGAAGACCGTGGGTTAACTATGGCTTGGATAATCAAATGCCACAATACCTAATTAGTCGCTATCAAAACTGCGCTATACATAAAGCAATTGTAACATCAAAGGTAAATCAAATAATGGGTGATGGTGTTGTATCATTAAACAACCCAATGGCTAGTGTTAATTTAATTAATCCAAAAGAGAATGTAACTGATGTATTAAAGAAATGTGCATTAGATTTAGTTTTATTTGGGGGCTTTGCCGTTAACGTGGTATGGGCTAGAGATAGAGAAACAATTGCAGAAATATATCACATAGACTTTTCTAGAGTCAGAGTAGGAAAAATTAATCCTGAAATAGACGATGTTGAAAAATATTATTACTCAGCTGATTGGTCAAATATCAGAAAATTCCCTGTGGAAGAGATTGACCCTTTTAATCAAAACGAAGGTGATGCCAGCCAAATCCTTTATTATAAATCTTATTGTCCAAATAATAGTTATTATCCTCACCCTGATTATTCTGGTGCGTTAGCAGCTATTGAGATTGATGTAAACATTAAAGAGTTTCACGCAAACAATTTAAAGAACGGTATGAACCCGACGCTTTGGATAAACTTCAACAATGGCGCCCCTGGACCTGATGAGGAAAGAATTATCTCAAGAGGTATTGAAGAACAATTTAGTTCTGTAAACAATGCCGGTAGACCAATTATATCATTTAACGAAAGCAAAGAAACAGCACCTGATATTACACAAATATCAACATCAGGAAATGATGGTTATTATCAAGCAATATATGATGATATTGTTAGGTCAATATTATCAGGACATAGAGTATCATCGGGAGAATTATTTGCAATTTCAACAGCAAATAAATTAGGTTCAAAAGATGAGATTGTAAGTCATACTGAATTTTTGAGAAAGACAGTTATAATGCCATATCAAAATGAATTACTACCAGTATTCAACAAGCTGGTATCAATGAAATATCAAAAGCCAACAACATTTGAAGTTAAACCATTATCAATTTTTGAGGTTGGTGATTTAATTGAAAAGCCAGTTGTTGAGGACAAACCAAATACACCTGTTGAAGCGCAGTCAGTTAATGAGAATATTAAGGGTATGAAAGGCCGTGAATATCAAGCATTGATGAGAATTGTACGTGAATACAACAAGGGTAAAATAACTAGATTA